AGCTGGCGGGCAAGATCGTAGGTCAACGCAAGCTCAACGTCGAAATCCACGTTGTCCATCTTGTTGCTGTGGGCATCAGTGCGTGGTGTTTTCACTTGGCACCTCCTTCCTCTTCGTTAAAGAGCGACAACAACCGCTCTTCTGCTTCTATAAGTTGTATTCCGGTTTGAAGATCATCAAACTTGGCGTCCTCAAACTTGGCGTTCACCCATGCCATAAGCGCTTCGAGTTGTTTGCGTGTCACTTTGCACCTCCTTCCAGCGCGGCGATCAGGGCGTCGGCGTGGGCAATAGCGTCTTCAGCAACCTCTTTTTCAGTCCAGCCTATGGGCTCACCTGCCAGCACCCCGGCCAAAGCCTGCCCGGCCAGCCGTTCGCGGCGCTGTGCTCGGATCATCTCGTCAAGCCATGGCGTGCCGGAGCAGGGCTGGCCTGTGTGGATGGCGGCGTATTCGATGGCGGACATGCCTTTGTAGCCCCACCAAGGTTTAGCGGGTGTCGTTTGGTTATCGTCGTTCATGGTGTTGGTTCCTTTCGTGGTTACTTTTCTTCGGTTGATCCTCGTTTCATTGACCCACAATCAGGCCAAAGTTCTTCCTCTGGATTATTGGCCTGCCAGAGTTCCAGTGCGTCAAAGCACTCAGGGTGGAAATTGTTGGATTGAAAATCACCTTCAAAGACCGTTGCCGTGGTTGTCTTTGGCTGGCCGATCTCGATCATCTCACGGCACCAGTAGCAGCGTGTCTGTTTGCGACATGATTTGATTCTGTTGACATCGAAAAAGCTCATGGTGTCGGTTCCTTCCATTCAAAATGAGTGTTTCCGTTCTCGTCGCTGACCCAGGTGGCGAAGCCGCGCTGGACGGCTTCGATATGAAATTCCTTTTCGGCACGTATCCAGTTAAAAGAGTCTGCTGGGGATATGCCTTTCTTTCGGCAAAAAGACATCATCCAAAACCATTTCCTGTCTTTAAACTCTTTGTAGCTCTCTGTGCTCACTTCGCCACCTCCTTCCCGGCTGGCTTGCTGCATGGCCGCCAGGCGTTTGCGTCCCAGCGTCCTGTGCCGGAGAGGCTTTCATTCATTTTAATTCCGCTGTCTTTCAGATAGCCGAAGGTGAATATCTCTCTTTGTCCTTTTATTGCCACGCCAAAAGGTGTAGCAAATTCAAGCGGCTTGATGCTGCCATCCAGCATTTTGAACCAAGCGTTAGGCTTCACGTCCTCCGGCCCCAGCGGCACCTGGGCGGCAGGCTCGGGATCGGCTGGTGGCGTGGGCTCGGCGGCGGGTAGGGCGGCCAGGAAGGAGCGAAGCCATGTCGAATTGATCACAATGCCGTATGTTGTATAAGTATCCATCGCTGCGGCCTTGATTTCCTCATCCGTGTATTCACCGATCCCGCGAGACAAGAACGGCACGAGGGCCGGGTTAGACAAGGCGTGCTGGATGACGGCGCGGCGTGCGTATTCTTGATTTTTCCAATCCGGCAGGTGGTAGGCTCTGGCGGAAAGCCAAGGCTCAAAGGGTTCGGCAAACGCAGCGTCAGCAACTTGTTGGAGTGTATATTGTGGGATGTTCATGGTGTGTTAGTGAAGAAGTGATGAAAGTTCCTGAATCTGGTTCCTTGTGATGACTGCCGCTTGTGCTGCTGCAATAGCTTCAGCCTGGCGTTCCCTATGTTGCGCGTAGCGCTTGGCTACGCTTTCCAGTTCGAGTTCCCTGGCTCGTTGTTCCAGCTTGTCAATCAAGCTCTGAATTTCAATGTGTGTTAGTTTTTGCATTGTCTCTGTGTTGTTTGCGTTGCGTCCTGCAAGGCTTGCAATCCTTGCGAAGTTCTTCAGCCTCTAGCGCTTTGCCACACCTTGTGCAGCGTCGGTCAGCAAGGCACTGTTTACGCCATGCTTTATATCGTTCTGCGTTGGTCATGGGCGGCTTGGTTCCAGGATCATGTGCTCAACTAGTCCCTTGATTCGGGACTTAACCGCAGGGTGGTCGCTGACCAGCATTATCAGCGTTTCCTGAAGGAATCCGACCAGGTAGTCTGGTGTAGGCTCAATGCTGGCCGTTCGCTTTGCCTCTGCCACATACTCCTTCACCAAGGAGCGGTCGTTGATTTTGATTTGTGATGTTTGCATAGTGTGTGTTCTCCGCGTGTAGGATGCGCGGCCCCCTGAGAGATTAGTAACAAGACAAGCCAAGGGCGACACGTTGCCAAGGCTTGCTCAACAACTTCCATAAAACAGGCTTGAAATAAGCACGCTCAACTGTAACCGCCGGAGCGTCACCAAAAGCTTCAACCTCAAACTTATCCACGGCAATCATGGACTTTGGAACCCAAACCGGAAAAGCGTGGCGCTGTTCAATGTCTTTGTTGCGCAGTTGCACGGCTTTTTCCGTTTCTTTAATCACGTCAAAAATCGTGCTTGTCGGGGAGTTTTTGCAGGCTGCGATAATCATAGTGTTGTGTGTGTGGAGTGTTTCGCTGACGACGGGATATTTGGCAAGAATCGCGTATTTGGCAAATACTTTTATTTGGCAAAGTTGTAAATCGTTGATTCTGAGGGCAAAAAAACCTCATTCCTGCGATATCTGGGGATGAAAAACCCGCTCTTTCAGCGGGCTTTTGCGGGGATCGTATGCGTCAACTGCTTTTAGCGCATATTGCAGCGAATTTATGACCTTACGGTTAGCCTGCCAGTCGTCCAGCAGGTGCCCCATGATGAGGTTTATGTGAGCCTTTACCGTTTCCTTGTTCGTCCTGAGCATGTGTTGTGATGAGTGGTTGATTTGTTTCGCGCAGCAGCGTGAAAAAGTCCTCTGCACGCAAAATGCAGAGCCATTCCTTGCCGTTCCGCTTGTGAGCTACGACAGGCATTTTTGCATCCCCAGCGTCACGCTGTGCTTGTTCCATCCAGACATAGGGATTGCCTGCCTCGACTCGCTTAACCTCCCAGTGTATCCCTGGGAGTGATTCGCATATTACGTCTGGGCTGTCTGCTCCGCCGGCGAACTGCTGACCTCTGCGGGCGTCAAATCCCTCGTTGCGCAACTGGTCGCGCCATTCTCGTTCTCCTCTGGCTCCCTTTGCTCTGCTGTTGATTGGCATTTGCGAAAAATGGTGTCGTAGTTTGTTTCGTATGCGGCTAGGTTAACCGGCCTTGGAGAGTCGCCCTTGCCTGCCATATCAGTAATCCTCCGTGGTTAGCTCCGCCTCGTTTAAAGTGTATTCAGAACGAGCAGGCAACGCTTCCATGATGCTATCAATATGATAGCCAATAGCTAGCAGACCGGCCCTGAGAGCATCAGCAACTTCTGTGATGTTGCTGTCCTCATGGATAGTGATTACAGCCTTCGTGAATGGCGTTTCGCTAAGTTCAAAGGTGATATTCATGTCAGTGCGTTATAGAGGCTTTTGGCTACCTTGTCCCACTTATTCTGCGCTGGTTCTTCCAGCTTGGTCTTTACCTTCAGCTTTTCATGGAGGTTCTTTATCTCTTGTTCTAGCTCCTGGATGCGGACCAGAAGCTCTGCGTTTGTTGGTTCGTCTTGCATAGTGTGTGAAAAAGAGGGCTGCTTCACTGAGTGCTGTCTTGGCTATCCAGTCCTGCCCAGCACCATGGACACAGGCCACAAAAAGCCGCTGGAAATCATGGTGAAGCAGCCCAAAGGGTTAGTTACCAGGGAATCTCATCTTCTGGGTCAGCCTTCTTGGAAGCAGGCTTGCCTGCGCCATCTTTGGGCTTCACGGCTAGCGAAATGAAGCGCTTGCCTCCCTTGCTGGTTTTCTTCCAGGCGCTGATCCAGTAATCCTTCCCCTCGACATTCAGCGTTCCGGTAAAGTCAGGATGGGTGTCCTTTTCCTTGCGGTCATTATCAAAGATTGTTCCGCTGTTCGTGTTATCGTATTCTTTCATCTGGTTTCTTTCTAGTTTTGATTTCCTTAACCGTTTTCTTAACCACCCGAACAAATGTTTCGGGCGTGATCGTTAGCGCTCCATCACTCCAAGCATTCAGCCGGTGACAGAGATCAGCACAAGCTGCACTCTTTAGCCAGGTTGCTCCACCTTGCCAATCAATCATGTCCTCCTTTAGAGGTGAATAAATAGGCTGAAGGGTCACAGGATCAACGATGCCAGCCAGAATCCCCTTAACAGCATCCTGGACTGACACCTTGATAATTTCGACGTAAAGCCAGCAGAGACGGTTTTCCTGCCCTCTCACGGGGTCACACCAGAAATCCCACTCTGCTACTTGTTGGCCCATATCAGTCCTCTTTAGCTGCCCATTTGGGAAGGTTGAGTTCCATCGGATATGCACTGATCCCAGGCCAGTCGCCAGTGTCGAAACAGCGGCGATATGTTTTGAGGTCTTGCATGTATTCACGCCGTCCCTGTTCCACCATGTCCTGCCCCACTATATAAACGCAGGGAAGATATGGCGGCTTTTTCTCCTGAGCGACAAGCAGGAACGTGCCGTCCTGGCCGGTGACCGCCTTCAGCGAGTCCAGGTAGAATGCAGCCTGGACATGATAGCGGAAGCTCATCACAGATCGCAGGAATGCCGCAGGACTTGCGTTGTCCGTGGTCTTGTAGTCCACGATAACACCATCCTTCCTGATTGCGTCCATCCTGGCCCGGCACTGCACATCTTGAACCTGGTCAATCCAATATAACGATGCTTCAACATACTCGATATTCTGGACTGCGTTTCGGCAGGCTTTGTCAGCATAAAAAGCATCCTTCATGCCCTCTAGCTGCTGCGCCTCGTCCAGCGTGATGATGGTTCGTCCTGCTGCTTCACGCATCGCCTGGGCATATGTTTCTTTGCCTTCCTTCGTCCTGCGGTCACAGGGAGGAAGGACAAAGACCTCATCATCGAACTTGTCAGGCTCCAAGATGACTGTATGCGCAAGCGTTCCCCAGCGCATCGCTGGTGTCTGCTCCTCTGGGTTGTTCTTCCTGTGAAGGTAGAGAGAGGGAGCGTGCCGAATTAGATCAAGGCCATGTTTGGAAATGCCAGCACTGCTGTGATAGGCCGCAGCCTCCATCTGTGGGATAAGCTCATTCATGCTTCCACCTCCTTAGCTTCCAGGTAGTTTTTGATGCGGGTCAGTTCAGCGTCGTCGCACTCATCAAGATTAGCCTTGTTGAGCTTCAGCAGCAGCCCTGGGACCGTAGCCTTTGCCAGCTTGTGCTGACGAATTGCCGTCTTGAGGTCAACAGGCTCAGGCTCGACAACAGGAGCAGGAGCTTCGCCGGCAGAAAGCCATTCAGCGAGACGCTTGCCCGACTCAGCCGTGATTACTTCCGGCTTGCCGTCAAAAAGCCTTGTGCGGTCTTTCTGCGCTTCAGCCATGTGCTGCGCGTTGATATTCCAGCAGACCGTAAACTCAAAATCAATGCCGTCACGCTGCTGCGGGTCCATGCCGCTCTTCTGGACTTTGCCACGTTCGTCCATGCTGTAACCCTGCTTGGCTCTCACCGTGGCGATGATGTGAGCCTTAGACCGCATCATGGACTGGATAAACCGGTCATGTCGTGGCGTCACTTTGGCCCAATCCTGGAACCGGTCACCGAGCTTTGTCTTGATGTCCAAGCAGCCACCAGGACCGCTCCATTCATGGGTGATGGAATCAATGATGATGACCTCATATCCTGCCTGTTCTGCTGCCTCAATGGCCTCAGTGAAGCGCTCAGGAGCATACGGCGGCGACAGTTCCAGAACGTCAAAGTCGAAGCGGTCAGCGTAGAGACTTGCAGAGCCAGCCTCAGTGTCAATGAAGGCGATACGCTTGCCAAGCTGGCTGGCAACGGTAAGCGCTGCCGTAGTCTTGCCAGAACCGCTGGCACCGGAGAAGAGAAGCCTAGCCTTTGCTTGGCTTTTGGTTGCTTTCTTGAACATGTGAGTGTGTGGTTGAGATTACAGGAACATGCAGGCAAGACCTGCACCGATAACGAGGCAGACAACGCAGGCTAGAAAGGCTTCTGCGAGGTCGTGCATCTTCTTCATGGCTGCACTTTTAGCTAGTGCTTTCTGGCGATTCTCTGCGTCATAGTCAGCAGGAATAGCCTGCTGCTGCTTGCTACGTTCGATCATGGCCTGTTGGAAGGCCGTGGTGTGGTCGGTGATACGGTCAGTATTGCGACCAATGCGGCGGACTAGTGTGTTCATGTGTGTGAATGCCTTGCGGCTCGGCACCTAGAGCGAGTTTTTTTCAGCCGTCAAACGCTTTTTTAGACCTTAATGCGGTAAAGGTTGGCGTGCATCCTAACCCCATCTGATCGCCTCGTTCCGAAGCGCTTTGTCTCCACCTTGCCAGCCTCAATGGCCTTTAGCAGATACTCTTGTGTAGCTGCTCGCTTTCTTCCAATCAACTCTTGAATCTGCGACACGCTTAACCATTCAGGTCCAGGTTCCTCTGCAATCGCGTTAACTGACAAGGCATTAAGCCATCCCGTAACGTCTAAAGCTGGTTGGCATCCACCAGATTCCGTTGATTTCTTTGGCTTCGTTGACGACGAAAGAACCGTCTTGAAAGATTGCGCCGTAGAGGAATCCGTTTTCATGTCGTAGTGTTGATGTATGCCGTTTGTTGTATTCCTGATCCACATTCATCAGAGCGCCTGAAGAATGGGCAGTTCTGCGGCCATCAATGGCACCAAACGTGCAACTGTCAAACGCATGAATGTGGCCGAACAGGCATGAGCCATAAATCTGGGCGTGTTGTTTGGCGGCATTGATTCCGTGGTGAAAACCGTGCAGCATTTTCAACTGACCGAAGGACAGAACGCCATGTCTCTTATGATATGGCTTCCAGTCACAGTGGAGCTTGCGAAGCTGGTTCTCTAGCTCTCCGCAGAGCTTGCGAGCATAGTCAGCTTTGATTCCTGCCGTGGTATTCTCTGCAAGCTCAAAAAGCCGGTCATCGTGGTTTCCCATGAGGAAATGCGAAGGCTTCCAGGAGTGAATGAAGTCCATTCCGGCATTCCAGTCATCCTGCATCGTCTCACATTGCTCCTCTGCTGACGCTCCACGGCGAAGCGGACGAAGGTCAAAAAGGTCGCCACCGAAAACACGCAATTCAGGCTTGAAGTCCTTTGTGAAGTCTTTCAAGACCTGCACTGCGGCCAGGTTCTGTCTGTCTCCATGAAGATCAGTGGCGAAGATGAACCTCTTCATAGATGAGATGATTAGCACTTGCCTGCTTTACGCATCGCAGCCTTTTTGGTGGCATACGCGATTGCAACGGCCTGCTTCTGGGGTTTGCCAGACTTCATCTCGGTTTTGACGTTTTTGCTGAACGTCTTGGCGCTGTATCCTTTTTTGAGGGGCATTAGGTTATTTGGTTGCCAGCTTGATCGCTGATTGTTCACTTTCTCTTACTCCAAGCAGAGCACCGGCCATGTTGTAGACACGATACTTGCCCGAAGCAGACTTAATGATGCGGTTTCCCTTGGAGTCAACAAGGATATTCGGTGATGCAGGATCAGGCTGAAAGCGTGTTTGATCTTGATTTAGCCATTTAACAAAAAACGCTCCATTTCCAGACCCAATTTGAACGCCATCAGAATTTGGATATATCTGTTTCAAAACAATAGCAATATCACTGCCATATTTTTGCTCAAATTCGCTCGCTCTCTTTAATCCCAAAACATCATACTTCAAAAAGTTAAGAAACGATTCAAAAGAAGACATTGAATCAAAAAACAAAGGTGCAGATGGAACTGCATCTGTTGATGCAATAGACCTTACAATACCATATTCCTTTGCCTGTTTTTTGCTTGTTGTTGTATAAAGACCCTTCCCTAGAAGAAATGCATTTGTTCCGCTTTTTTCAGTTTCACCACGGAAAACAACAGATGGTATTTTTCCAAAAAGCCCAACTGATGGAGATCGTGCTATTTTCTTAGCAGCCTCAATTTCAGAAGCAGTCAATTTATCAGGCTGAAAGCGCTTCTCTTCCTTGGCAGATTTCTTGATGAAATCAGCCTGGCCTTTCATCATCGCAGATTGTTCTGTTGAAGTCGTGCCAATCAATTCACCCTTGTCATCGTAGACCCTGAAGAGCTTGCTGCCTGTTTTCTTCAGGATGCGGTAACCGTCAGGATTAGTCAGCGTTTCTCCTGCCGGAAGCGTCTCCTTGGTGAAGGCATCAGGCTGGAAGTTCCGCATCGCTCGCTCATAGGTCGTAGCCTCTTCGAAGGCGAAGGCATGACCACTGTTGACCAGTTTGGCGAAGCGTTCAGCACGATAGCTTTTGATGGTGTCCTGTGACTTGTTAATGATGGATTCAGGAGCATTGACCAGGCTTTCACCGTTGCGCAGGCGGAAGCCAAGAGTCTCGTAAAAGAGGTTACGCTTCTTTGCCCCTTTCTCGCCACCACCCAGGAGAGTCGCGGAATCAATCGGGTTGATTTGCGTGATGTTCTCCATGTAACGGCCCAAGTCCTTCAGGGCATCAGCAGGATTGCTGTAAAGCTGCTTAAACTGCGGCTTTGCCAGCGAGGTCACAAGGCGGTCACGCACCTTTGTCATGTCAACGGCACGGATCAGAACGCCATCCTTGCTGTTCATCTCGACCGAGTAAGGAAGAATCTCGTTCTGGCTTGCAGACTTCACACCTGCCACCATCTTCCCCTTGCCTTTGCCACGGGTATAAACGCCGTAATAACGGGTGTCGAACGTGGATTTATTCGGGTTTTGCAGTGACATCAGGACATCGCGCAACACAGCCTTTGCAGACTGGTCAAGCGTTCCGCTATCCAGAATGGCATTTGCAGCAGTCGGGCTGATTTGCCCCTTGGCGGTCATCACCGTTTTCCCGGTCTTGTCTCGGTTAAATTCGATGCCTTTACGCTCATTCTCCGGCAATGCTGCAAGCCTTTGCGTCATGTCCTGCCATCGAGCCATGGCTTCAGCATTAATCTGCTGTTCGCTCTTTGGCGTGCCATCATCGTTTAGGATGCCCCTGGCGCCACCATAAGACTTGGCCCAGATGACACGATCAGCAGGCTTTGCTGGGATCAGATCAGGCTTCGCCTGAGCCTCAGTTGCTCGCTTCTTCTTGTTCTCAAAAGCACGCTTGACGATTGCATCAAGCTCAGGAACTCGAATTGGCTTACCTTTGGTATCTCTGAACGTCCTGCTAGGAGCATCAAAGCCAAGTTCCATGCCTTTCTCAAAGAGAACTGTGCGGAATTTGTCAAGAATGCTGTCCTCAAGGGCATTCAGCGCCTTACGGTAAACAAGCGGCAAACGGTCAGGATTAAAGCGACCTGGGCGAATACGGTTAAACAGGTTGCCCGTGTAAGATGCTGCCATCTCATCCGCAATCATTGACCTAGCGTTTTGCAGGGCATTAGGGTCAGTGCTGTTCTTCAGCGTGTTGGCGTAGCCTTCAAAGGCATTAGCGCCATCTGTGCCTTTCCCGTAAGAGTCGCGGATTTGTTCTGCCACTCTTGCAAGTTCAACGTCGTTAAACAGGCCAGGGCGAACGATTTCACCAGTGACAGGATCAGCCAGGCCAAAGATAGCGGATTCAATCTCAGGCCGGAAGGCTCGATTGATGACAGATGAGAACAGAACATGAGACGTTTCATGCGCTGCCGTATCTCCTTTAATCTTGGTCGGGTTCAGGACAACTTCGTTGGTGTCCACGTTCAGCCAGCCCGGATTCTGCCACTGCTTGATTTCATCGGGTGTTGCCACCCTGATCTTTGCTCCATTGGCTTCTGCCACCTTTAGAGCGTCAATTTGCGATGCTGCCTTTTCTGGGCCAACCTGCTGGACAAGCCTGTTCAGCGTGTTTCCCCATGCAGCCTGCTCAACGTCTGGACGCTCACCTAGGAAGGTATTGAGGTCGCCAATGGCTTTCTGTTGTGTCCTGCTTGTTGAGTATCCAAGAACTTCCTTGCCAAGATCGAAACCGCTTCGCAGTGATCCCGACATGCCGCCGATTGCAGCACCAGCGCCGGCCCCAGCAGCGGCACCTTCGATGTTGCGTTCGGCCAGATATCCAAGACCGGCACCAACAGCAGCGCCAGCACCAGCTTCTTTCAGAGCTTGAGCAGACACCCTTCCTGCGGCGGAAATGGCAGGTTGAATCTGAGCTAGGCCAGCGGCTAGCTTTTGCGCAGCCGGTGAGATAGTGGCGTCTTGTGCGGCTCGTTCCAACAGGCCAACCCTGGACGCTTCCTGACGGGCAGCACGGGCAGCAGCACCAGCTACTTCAGCGGCTTTTTCTGCCGTTGTAGCACCACCAAGCACGCCAGCAGTTAGCCCGGCATCAGACATTAGCGCTGTTGCAACTGCTCCGCCCTGCATGGCGGCACCAGTCCCAGGAGCTACTGTTTCCGCAACATTCTTGACACCCTGAACAACCTTTCCAGGAAGCGAAGCAATAGTTTCAACACCTTTTGCGGCCTTCTCAATACCTCGCAGAGCAGTCTGTGCTGCTGCGCCTTTTGTAGTGCTTTTAATGCCAGTTGCAGCGGCAGTCTTGAACAGGCTTTGGCCTGCGAATTTGGCAAGGGCAGAGCTTCCAAGGCTCGCCAGCATTGTCGGGTCAATATACTGAGCACCTCTGGCAATGTCCTCGATTGGAGCACCGCGAAGAGTGGATTCAATGGCATAAATCCTATTAACGGCATCAGCATCGCGCTGCTTTTCATTATCAATCAGCGCATTGTAATCTGCTTCCGTATTTGGCGCTTGTTTGCGTCCAAAGGAGAACGGGAAAGTCTCGTCAGCGATAGTTTCCGCTGGCTGATCTTTGGTAGACTTTAGAAACTCTTCCTTGCTCGGAATCTTCTGAGCGGGTTCAAGCACTTTGCTGGCAATGTCAGCAAGTCCAACCGTTCCAGCAACGATGCCTTCCCCAGCAGATTGAGCAGCAGGACCAAACTGACCGGCAAGAGCAGCTTCACCGGTCGCAGCAAGAGAATTGCCAACCTCACTCACGATGTTGCCAAATACATCACCAGCAATGCCAAGAGCATCACCAAGGCTTGTTTTCTTGTTGGCAAGATGCTGACGATACAGGACATAATCATCCCTGGACATATCCAGGAATGGATTCACCAGGTTCCCGCCTTCGATGGAAGTATTCTTGGCCTGCTCAACCTCGTATGCAACATCCTCACCAGAACGAGGATATTCATTTTCGATGGCAGACTGAATCTCCTGCTCCGTCATGGAGTCGGGAAATTCAAGCTCGACATTTCGTGACGGAAGAGAAACTGTGATTGGCATATTATTGAAAACCTTTACCTGGAACGAAAACTCTTTTCTGTGGTGCTGCTGATGGCTGTGTCGTTGCTGCTGGCATTCCCTGCGCTTCCGACTGAAGCCTGTCAAGGATGCCGCCGAACTTCTGTCGAACTGCTTTCAGGCTTCCGATCAATTGCTCGTCGGTGCCTTCAGTGATGACCTGAGCAAGAGCTTCTTTCGCCATCTTCTGTTCAGCGTCAGAAATACTGCCTTGGCCCTGTCCAACAATAGCCTTGCGTCCAAACAGGCCAATCTGGTCACGAAGCTGCTCAATCTTTTGCCTGATGCCGCTCGTTGTTCCTGGGAACTTGCCAAGCACAGAACCGGTCATGCCGCCAGCCCATTGAAGGGCGTTTTCATCAGCAAGCAGATTGTCCACGGTGGAAACCACGTCAGCGGCAAGGCCAATGTTTTCAGATGCAGCCTTTGCTTTCGCTTCAGCAGCCTTTTGAGGTGCTTCAAAGGTTTTCACCTCTCCATTCAGCATTCCCATGCCTGGGATGGGCTGGCCCTGTGCGTCAAAGATGGGTTGCATCTGTGCAGGTTGAGCAGGCTTTGCAGCTTCGATGAACTGCGGCGATTGCATGCCAGCACCATAAACCATCACTTTCTCTGTTCCTGGGATTGGCTGAACCTGAAGAGGCTTCTGCGGCTGCTCAATCGTAGGAGCAGGTCCATACAGCATGGCAATATCCTCCATGGCTTTCTGGCGTGCAATATCCATTAATCCAGCCCTTGAAACTCGTTCAGCGCCTCCTGCCTGCTGAATCAATTCATTCATCCTGTTTTGAATCAATCCAACGTATTCCTGACGTGCAGGAGATGGACGAAGCGGCTGCTGCTGCCTAGGCTGTGGAGCATAGGCAGAAACATCAGGCTGTGCCTGCTGTGGAACAGCAATGCCCATCTGGGCATAGTAGCTCAGAGCTTCGGGTGAAAGAGGAGTTGCCATAACTTGTTAGTATTGACCTGCGCCAGGAAACAACATCGGATTAATGGTTCCGTTGCCAGAAGGCAGACCCATTCCCCATCCCTGCATGATAGAGGAGCGCTCCTGCTGCAAAGCCTGCTGCTGCATAGCCCTCTGCGCAGCCTGCTGCTGCAACTGGAACTGCTGCTGCTGCCGCTGGATGTTGGCAAGAGTAATGGCCTGCTGTTGTGCAGCCTGAATATCCTTGTTGAACTGCTGAACCTGCGGTCCGCTCATCTCGCTAAGTCCCTGGTATCGCTGAAGAATAGTCGGATCAACCTGCTGACCAGTGGCTTGTGCAAGCTGCTGATATTGCGACATATTTGTCGGCGCAGACTGCTGACCCTGCTCTTGCATTTCCTTGCCAGCACGATAGGCCATGATTCCACCAGCAACAGTGTTTCCCACGCTGCTGATAGCTTTGGCATAGTTGTCTCCAACACTGCGCCAGGCATCCATGTAACCGGCTGGCATTGCGTTATAACCGCCTCGATAAGCTCCAAAGGGTGATTGCATAGTATTTAGTCCTTCATGTAACTGATTTTTTCCTGGTTGGCCCAAGGCACCATGTGAGAGATGTTTTCAACGGTCATGCCTAGTTTCGGACACGCCACAAACTTAGCTGCATTTTCGCGCCTATCAAGGCAACGAGTGCAAGCATGAACATAATCAACATTATGTTTCTTGTCCTGCTTCTCCTGCCAGCCTGATCCTGTCTTTTCATAGCGTCCTTCGTCGTATGGGACACCGTTACTTTCCAGGTATTCCCAAACGTCAGCATGAGTCCAGTCACGAAGAGGGAACATCATGGTGGCTTGCCCTGGCACAAATCGAGCCTCGATTCTGGTTCCTGCGTCACCTCCTAGAATAGGGTCTGAATCGCAGCCCTTATGCCCGATCCAGAGCGCCTGAAAAGGCTGCATTTCCAGCAAAACCTGCTTTGGCCGGTTCAGGATGTCCAGCGCACAAGTTGAAGGAACATCTGCAACAGGTTCAACGATGCCCGTGGGACATGTCAGCTTCGTTCCGTTGACCTGATAAAGGTTCTGCACTTCAAAATCGTCACCGGCCTGCTGAAACGCCGATTCCTGGGGATGCCAGGTGTGAACTAGAAGTTGCCAGTCTCGAATGATCCGGTCATGGAACTCGTATTTCCAGGGTTGCCAAGGCTCACGGAAGAAGATCAACGGCAGATTGATTCCCATGCTCCGCATAATATGAAGCAGCGCCATGCTGTCTTTCCCACCTGACCAGCAAATCAGGCCATTCGGGAAGGCTTTAAAGCCTCGTTCAATGAGGGCTTTTGTCTGGGATAGCTTGTCCATTAGATCAGCACAGCACCCACCACAGCAACAGCACCGGCACCGGCTCCAATCATTGCGCTCTTGTTAGAGGCATTCGCAGCACTAGCTGCGGCCTGGCCCTGGCTCTTTTGCGCTGAGATGTCCATGGCCATCTGTGATTCAGGATTGAAAAAGCCGCTGCCACTATACTGCTGGGCTGCTCCTGACAGTCCCATGAGGCTCTGAAGGCTTCCGCCGCCCATCATTGACTGGTAGTATTGAGGCATTCCAGACTGCTCAAGCTGTGCTGCCGTTTGGCCGGCAAACTGCCTGCGCTGCTGAAGCCTTTCCTGGCCTAGTCCATACTGGTTCAGGATTTCCGCACCGATTGCCCTGTTGGTCAAGCCAAGTCCCCGACCGGCAAAAGCGGCTCTGCTGGCCTGCTGTGCCTGCCTGGTTTCTTCGGGCGTCAGGTTGGTTCCAGCCGCAAGTTCCTGCTGTGCCTGAGATTGCAGACCGGAAAGCAAGCCCTGGGAGCCAGCAGCCTGACGGTAGGACTGCACGTAGTCAGGAGCGAACTGCCCAAGCTGTTTAAGCTCTTCAGCACGAAGTGCAGCGGTGTCCTGTGCCTCAAACTGGCGATATTCAGGCGCAAGTTGCTGCAAGGTCTGCAAGTATCCCTGCTGATCGCCAGCACCAAACAGGGCATTCTGCATTCCCTGAAGGTTCAGCGAAGTCAGTTCAGGCTGATACTGTTTCTCAAGCGCAATCAGTTTTGGCGCAATTTTGGCCTGTGCATTCAGGGCAGAAATCATCTGCGACGAATATGAAGGCACTTTTGGAGAACTAGCTTTCGATCCCATTTAGTTTTGATTGTAGAGTTTGAAACTTGTATGCACGAAAGGAGTCCTGTGCGTGCCTCTGAAACACCAGATACTCAAGCGGAAACGGTGCTGCTCTGAACATATCCCGCATATCACCTGCGGCAAGGTGAAGAAACCAGGCGTTATGGCTGTCTGTTTCCAGGTAAATGTCCTTTCCATCCCAGAAAACAGGACGGAAAAGCATGAATGAAAGCGGGGATGACCAAACATAACCATTCTTGAAATACTCGGCAAGAAGCTGCTCAAAGGTGTCTCCATTGGAGAACCTAGAGAACCAATTTGCAGCCTTTTGCCAGGGTTTCATCAGACATCGCCAAAAAGAGTGAACATGATTGACCCGCCAGAAAACTCAGTAGTTGAGTAACTCATAGTCAAGCTGAACTGATTAACGGTTCGGTCAAAGCCTGTTGCTCCTTGGATGTTAGCAATGGCAGGAGCGTATAGAGAGGCATCATTGCGATATGGCGTAGCAAGAATGACATAATTGCTATTAGCCATCGCTGTGGTTAAATTGAACACAACATCTCCACCAGCTAGAGATGCCTTAAATGCGGACGAGATTCCCAGAGCATTAATTACGCTCAATGCATACCATTCAATGGCTACGCTTGAGAGCGTGTTTGTGCTTGTTGTCTGAATGGTGAATTGATGGGCATTAGGAACTGTTTGAATCTGATACCATCCATCAGTAAAGGTTCCTGCTCCCGTCATATTAAGATACAGGGCATCTCCAACCTTCAAGCCATGGTCATTTTTGTCAATTGTGGCAACTGTGCTTCCCAGCCTAAAGATAGTGGCACCCACTGTTGTGGTATCACCAGATTTAATTGAAACAATCCCATACAAGCGAGGAAAAGCGACAAATGGAACAGTTTTCAGCTTGTTAGAATCAGACGCATCTTTGACAAGAAACTGGTCACCGTTAGCAACATTAACCTGAGGGACATTGATAGTGACATCACCCTGAATTGGCCCGTCCAGAGTTGATTGAATCGTTGTCGTGGTTTCATACCAGGATACGTTCCCAGATGTTGCACCGCTATCAGCAACAGTAACCGTAAACGTATTGGATGCCGTAACTGTAACGGAATACGAGCCAGAAAGCGCTGTGTTATTCTCAAAGTTCAACCAGCGAGTGTTTCCAGTCGTCAGACCATGGTCAGTTTTGGTTACCGTAACAGTTGTCGTTGACCTTGAGTAAGTGCCTGTGATAACAGCTTTGCCAAGAGTTGCATTGTCGTTAAACAGCGCAGGCTTGTTAAAGGTTGCCGTAGCTCCAAAAGAGGAAGCGGCATTCAGGGTCACAGTGTCGCTGCTGGCATCTCCGATGATCGTATTGCCGTTGATCGTGGCATTGCCCGTGATCGTGGCGTTAGTGCTAACGATCAAAGATGAAACTGTGGTATCAGGCAGTTTTGAAGCAATAGTTGCCAGCGTAACCTTTTTGACTGCCGCTCCATTAACATCATTGATGAGAAATTCATCATCTGAAGCAGGAGTTGAAAGCTCTGTCTGTAATCCAATAAAGTCAGGCAGCGGTGAAGCTCCTGTTACATGGTTATTAAGATCAGATGCCGTAAGCGTCTGTCCAGTGGTGAAAGGCGAAACGCCCGATTGAAGTCTTGCCATGATTATTCAGCGGTTACGAGATTCCTGCCGGAAACAGTAGCGTCAAGTGCATAAGAACGCAAGACCGGCCTGCCTGCGTTGCTTTGGAAAAGAAGGTCAACAGAATAGCCACGTTTGGCAATCCTGGTTCGCAATGTTTTGTCCTCATTTGCTGCTGATTCAAAGCGAATAAGCTGCGTCGTTGAGTCTGGGTTAGTCACAACTGCCGAAACAGTCACGTCATCCCCTGCGGACAGCACAAAGTCAGATTGCAGCCCACTGAACCGCTTCTCATCGAAGGTCTTGAAGTTGAACCTGCGGGTCAAAAGCTGCCCGTCCATAGGAATGTTTGCTGATCCTTCCGTAAACACGGCAGAAATACCTGGTGTCGTTGATCCAAGCTGGGCAGTTCCCAAGATTGGCGTTCCCGTGCCATCGTTTACAACGTCAATATCTTCCTGCTCAAGAAGGAAATAATTGTTCAGGCAGACCGCATACATGCGTTTGCTGTTCTCAAACAGCGCTTGAACAAGATTCTTGGGATGCATCTGGACGGGGTAAGTGTCCACAGACTCCCAGGCTTGATTCAGCAGAGAATAAACCAGAATGGCATTGTTCGCAGTGCTAGAATCCAGAGGAACGGCCAGATAATATCTGTTATTCCAGAACAGGCCGCATGATGTGCTCGATGCTGTTGCATTAATCCTGTTGATGATGTCGCTGATAGGCTCAGAAAGCGGTCTTTGATCGCCAATGAGCTTAAGATCTAGTGTATGAGAAAGCTGATAAATGCCACGGTCAGACAGGAAGAACACCTGCTGGCCTGCAAGCTGGATTGAGCGCCTTGCAGAGCACCCAAACTGAGCGGTTAGTGTCTGGATGAACGAATCTGCGCTGATTCCTCGGTCAATGCTGGCAGCAATGGCAGGAGGCGGCAGATAGGCATAGTAAATGCTATTGCGCTGGAAGATGAGGAACTTGTCCTCCTGGAATGGCGTGAAGCCAACGATGTAATCATTGGCACCAGTGTTTATCTTGAACTGGTCAAGTGTTACGTCAAAGACGTTTGGCTCATAGTAATTCGAGGCTGCAATCTCATCTCGACTCACACAAAGCACGATGCGACCCTGGAAATACATTCCAAAATCAGCAGGAGGCATGCAGACTGCATCACCGCCTTGCAAATATGGATACTGCGTCGCCGTAGCCTGCTCGACTACGCTGACCGTGCTGCCATTCCAGACCAAAGGAGCCTTTGCCTTGGTGCAGGTAAAAGTTGTGTGTGTTTTGTTGCTTGAAGTTGCTGTTACATAAGTCAAAGACGTTGCACCTGGAACGCTTTCAACAAAGTAAGCTCCTGATAGATCTTGATGGCTTGGAACATAAACGATGATTTCATCTCCTACACTGTATCCGTGGTTAGTCCCTCCGAAGTCAAGCGTTACCGTGTCTCCAATCCGGCTAACTGCCGGTGATCCTGTAATGACATATTCAGTATTACGGGCATATCCACGAAGGATGTAAATATTATCGGCAGCTTGGAAAACGTCACATGGATCGCCTGCGTCAATGTCTGCCTTGTAGGTTGTTCCGCTGATCGTCCTCGAAGGGAAATCGTATTTTGATGAAGTGTTTCCAGTGCTGGTGTTGTAGGTGTAAAGACCGTCAGAAGCAACCAGAATGATGTATTCTGTTCCTGCTGTGTCTAGGAATGTGCAACTGGTGCGAAAGCTGACATTGCCCGTCACCATGCTGGGAAGCGTCAAATCACGGCACCCAGATCTGACGGCAGCATTTCCCCTGTCCATTCGCATGTTCTGCGCATACTGGACGAATCCTGGCTGAATGTTGACTGGATTATCACGGCTTGCCATGCCGATGAATCCAGAGTCTCCATCAGTTTGATAAGGTGTGTTCGGCATTGGCTAACGTGCTCTAAATTTGCGCTGGTTCAAGACGTAGCCTGGAAGTGCATGGCATCTCTGCCCCAGAATGCGCCGGCAGAAAGCCATCCTTCCCTGGCGAATGCTTCCATGACTTCCAGTGGCATTGTTGCTGCGCTAGGCCATGGCGTATGATTGGCGTTCTGGTCTGGCATCAGGTCAATGGCGGCACCTCTGGCGTGCAAGCTGGGCAGGCTTCCGCCTCTCATCGAGCGGTTATTATAGCAGCCAGCGTATTCGGCCAGAACCTCGGGATTCGTCTCTTTAAGGCTTTGCAGAACACGCTTCAGCGAAGCTGCCACCTTCTTGTGACACCTGATGCTATGAACTGCCATCCCCTCATATTTCACACCAAGGCCGGAAACGTCCAGGACGGCAAGCTGGGAATCATCGCCAGCCTGCCCATAAAAAGCAGTTAGGCTTTTCTGGTCGCTTTTCGGCCAAGGGTTGAGTGCTGGCATCAGGCTGCGCAGGTATTGCTGGCATGCAGCAATGGACTTCGGCCCCCAGAAGCCGTCAGGCTCGGTGCCAATCTTTTCCTGAATGCGCTTGATGCCGTATTGAGTCACTTTTTCGGAGTGATAGCGACCAGGGCAACACCGGCAGCAGCCTGAACGAGGTCACCAACCACGTTGGCAATTTCAGGAGGCATGGGAACGCCAAAGGCGGTAAGAATTGTGGCAATGCCCAGCCAGGTGGATTTCTCGCGGAGTTTAGAGAGTAGGGTTTTCATGGGTTATTTCTTTGCGATGGATTTTAGCGTTTCGAGAATCATCACCGTTCTTTCATCAAGACGGTTTAGAATGGCACTTTGTTGTTTGTCGGAGCCTTGCAGTTCAACAATATCCTTCTGAGCATCTTCAATCGCTGAAGCCTTGGCGCTTGCCAGCCAGGTAATATATGCAGCCGTGCTGATTGCCGACAAGACAACTGTTAGCCAGGCTGAATTGATCTTCACAAGATTGCTCATTGCTCGTCTATAACTTTGGCTTCTGCAAACCAGGCGTCAACCTCTGCATGAGTCTTTCCCATGGCCTGCCGGAAGGTTTCGACAGTGGGATGATTGCGGCGAACCGTGGAAGATTCTTTCCACCAGGTCACAGCCCTGAACTTTTCCTCGACATCCTGAATCGAGTTGATCCAAGCACCGATTTGAACACAAAGGTTGTAGCCAAGGACGATCTTAAGAGCAGCAAGAGTGACACGAACCGGTTCAGTTGCAGGGGTAGGCCTGTTTGCCCAAGCGGCTTCAATTGCTGCCTCGGTAGGCTTTGAAGTGCCGTCGAGCATTGTCAGCCCGGCGTAGGTTTCAGGGTTGAGACTAAACTTAGCACCAGGACAGGACAGGGCCACGGCTTCGGCTAGGTTGTAAAATGGAACTGGCATAATTTAGGCTCCGACCTCCATG